ACTTGCTAGTGTAAACACAGTATTGCCAATTGGTGCAAGTGGACTAGGCGGCAATCAGATGATTATGAAAGGCTTTGTGGACGGAGCAAGTGCTCAAGACACAACAGTTATCATTCAAAAGGGTACAAAACGTTTTCGTTGCACAACTGCAGGTGGAACAGAAACATTGACACTTGTGCCAGTAGTACACGGTTCAATTGCTTCAGGGCAGTGCCAGATAACTGGCACAGACAGTGCTGGTGGAACGTATTTTGCTAGTAAACTCACAGGACGTCACTTTGTAGTGGGTGCTTTAGGCACAGGCTCACAGTTTGCAGTAGGCGATAAAGCACTTATCGTAGCATCAGGCCCAGCTGATGGCGTAAGTTTAAGTATTCCTAACGGCTAATAGTTACTTGACTAAAATAAAGGGTTACAGTATAATACACTGTAACCTTTTTTATTGACATGATTGAATTTGCATTTATATTGGGTAATGGCGTAACACGTTTAGAAGTAGTTCCAGAAGAATTACTCCTGCGAGGCAAAGTCTATGGCTGTAATAGAATATATGAGGAGTTTGAACCCACTATACTAGTAAGCACAGATCGTGGTATGGCAGAAGAAATACAACTGAGTGGTTATAGTAAACGGCGCCAGCACTATACACGCAAACAACATGTAATAGAACATAGCGGTGCTAGAATATTGCCACAGCAAATACATAATTTTAGCAGTGGGCCTGCTGCATGCGGACTTGCTTGTTTAACTGATGCAGAGTATATATTTTTAATAGGATTCGATCTCAAAGGACAGCATAACTTTATAAACAATATATACGCTGGTACTAAAAATTATAAGAGTAAAGACAGCGCACCAACACCTTGGAGTCTTTGGGAAACACAGATTAGCACATTGCTTACAAAATTTCCTAGTAAAAACATAGTGCATGTTAATCCATTGCATGGATTTACTAGTGTTTCTTGGTTGAAACACACAAACTTTAAAACAATGTATTTGACTGAGTTCCAACAAGTGATAAATAATCTATAAGCAGGAATATAAACAATGAGTCAAACAAAAAGAATCGGCGGAGCATATACAATCACTGCCAGCGGTGGTACTACCATCGACAGTGCATTAGTTGTTACTGGTAACTTAACAGTAAGCGGCACAACCACAACTGTATCAACAACCAATGCGGCTATTAAAGATAACATTGTTGTTTACAACGATGGTGAGTCAGGTGCAGGTGTTAGTGGCGGTGCAGGCAAATCTGGTATTGAAATTGATCGTGGTAGCGTTGCAAATGCACAGTTTGTTTTTGATGAAGCAGATGATAAATTTAAAATAAGTTTAGATGCAGGCTCTTCATTCTCAAACATAATGGTTACTAGTAGTTCAGGATCAACAGTAGTTGTAGATGATACGTCACCTCAACTAGGTGGCGATTTAGAAACTAACGGATTTAATATTGTAAGTGCAATAAGCAATGAAGATATTCAGTTGGTACCAAGTGGAACTGGCAAAGTAACAGTTGCAAGTGCGCTTAAATTAAATGATCAGTCAGTTGTTCCTAGCAGTGTAACAGGTGCAACATTGCTGTATGCAGACACAGCGGCAGGTGGTGGCACAGGCGTGTACTTTGTAGATGGCAGTACTAGTGACGAACTTGTAAGTAAATCTAAAGCCATCGTATACGGATTAATTTTTTAAAGGAACTAACAAATGGCGATTACACAAGCAGGTGCAGTAGGCACAAGTGCAACAACAGTATACACAAGCAGTGGTACAACCGCTATTACTTGTATGTTTTTTATGAATGACAACGCTAGTGCAAGAACAATGGATGTTCATGTTGTACAAAGCGGTGCTAGTTTAGCAACAACAAATAAGATTGTTAAAACAATTACCATTGATCCAGCAGATACTTATGTCGTTAACCTAGAAAAATTAGTACTATCCAACGGCGATATGATTCAATGTGTTGCTAGTGCAGCATCTAGTATTATGCCAACAGTTAGTTCGGTAACAATCTAATGGCTGGCTTTGTAAAAACAAAAGGCAGAGCTGATGGTGGTGATACTATTAAAGCAACAGATGAAGGCGGTTTAGAGATTCCAGCAGGAACAACTGCACTTAGGCCCTCAGCCGCAAAAAAAGGCGACTTAAGATTTAACACTAGTATTGATAAAATGGAATACTTTGACGGCAGTGCTTTTGTTCAGTTTAGTAAAGAAGGCAATGTTGCTGTTACGCAAGATAGTTTTACTGGTAATGGATCAACAACTGCATTTACAATGAGTCAAGCAGTCACAAGCAATCAGCCCCAACGTGTTATTGTTGCTGTAGGTAACGTTTTCCAAAATCCAGCCACTGCTTATACACTAAATGGTACAACTATTACATTCACAAGTGCTCCTGGTGGCAGTGAGAGTGTAGTTGTTATTCATGGAATCGACAGTACAACTCACTAAGTATAAATACACTTAATAAACCCTGTCACCTCGGACGTTAGTAGGTGATCGCAGGATAGCGGAGTGTAGGTATGGCTATAAGTCGTATTGGGGGCAGAGCTCTCAAAGCAAATTTAGAACGTGATAGCAATTTAGCGTTTAATACTACAACTCTCGTAGTAGACTACTCCAATGGTCGCATTGGTATAGGAACAGCAAGTCCTTCAAGCACATTAAATGTCGTAGGCAATACTGCTATTAGTAGCGGTACGCTTGCTCTCGATCAAATTACTATTGCAGGTAATAAGATTGAAAGCACAGCAAGTAATGCTAACCTTACACTGGATGCAAACGGCACTGGTACTGTTGATATTAGAGCAAACACTACTATTGATGGCAGTATTACACTACAAAGTGGCGTGGCAACAAGCAGTATACTTGATGAAGATAACATGGGCAGCGATAGTGCAACTGCACTTGCTACACAACAGAGTATTAAGGCATATGTGGATGCACAAGCAGCCGCAAGCACTGGTATGCAACTTACACTAGGAACTCCTGCAGATAGCAGTCTCACAACAGACGCAATGTTTAAAGGACTAACTGGTAGTTCAAAGATAACAGATGCTATCGACAGTATTAATGAAAGTTTACAAAATGTTCTTAATAGTACCGCAGTAAGTAACGTTGCATTTACTAGTGATGTCACAGCAGGTGGCGCAGGTTCAGCAGCAACCCTTACAATTACTGCAGACGGTAATCCAAACAGGTACACAGTCAACTGGGGTGATGGTACAACAGATAGCAGTCTGACAGATAGCACACCTACACATACATATAGCAGCAACACCGGTAGTCCATTTGATGTTAGTGTTACAGCATTTAATGCAAGTGGTAGTGGCGATGGTAGCACTGAAACACTTGTTAAAACAGATTTCATAACAATCTTCACAGCAAATCCTGTTGCACAGTTTGACTTGTTTAGAGCAAGTTCGGGCGGTAGTGCATTGACTGGTAATGACTTATACGTCATTGAAGGTCAGAGTTTGTATATGGCAAACACAACTACTAACATGGGCAGTGCTACAGCAAACTGGACTATGAACTGGGGTGACGGAACCAGTGCAGATACTATAGCAAACATTAGTGCAGCAGGTGGTACCGGCGGCGCAAGATTGCAGCATACTTGGGGAAGCAGTACAGATAGTGGCACAGGTAGAGATACATTTACACTTACACTTGCAGGACATCAAACAGCAAATCCTGCAATACTTCCTGTAACAGGTACACAACTTGTAAAAGTATACGATAGTGCAATTGGTGCACCGGATGCACTAAGCACTAAAACATTGCCTAACGTAACAAGCACAGGCACAAGTCCTAAACTTGCACACGGATTTACTGATCGCACTGGCGGTGCAGTACTAGCAGCAGGCGCGGATGTAAATCGTGTAACAAGTGGAACTGCAGTAGCAGGGCCTATAACAACGTTTGCTTATAGAGCAGACAGTGGTACACTCACTGCAAATATTAACGGCAGTGCAGATGGAGCAAAAGCATTTTCAGCAAGTGACGATAGTGGTACTTACACAAGCCTAATTATTGATAGCGAAAGTGATTATAATTTACTTAACGCAGGCGGTAGTACTGTTAGTTTCGCAAGCAGTATATATCATCCTGCACTGTACACAGGATTCAAAGCAAGAATTAGTAAAGCAGTAAGCGGACTTAGTGTAGGCTTAAACAGCATGCAACTTATTCATAGCACCACAGGCAATAGCAGTAAAGTAGAATTTGTAAAAGATGATCTTACTGCAGTCCCGGCTGTTAGTGCAGCAGGCACACTAAGTGAAAGCACTGCTGGATCAAAGCGTTTTGTATCAGGTATACCTTATTACAATACTGGTAGTCCGGCACTTACACTAACTGGTGCTCAGTTTACAAATCTTGTAGGACAAGCATATACAAACCAAAGTAATATTGTTGAAATTGACAGCGACAGTAATCAAGAAGGCACAAGCAGTGCAGCGTTTACCGGGCAAAATTATACCTATGCTAATATTGATGGAAGCACTACTATGTTATCAAGTGGAGTACCAAAAGCAAGTACTGGCACAAGCAGTGCATATGCAATTGGTAACTTGGTTATACCTATTACTAGTAGCAGTGTGCGCACAGTTGATACAGCACATATCCGTGCAAGAAACGTTAACGGTGCAAGCGGGTATACTGATATTACAGGCAAAATACAAGTGCATACAGCGGCACAGAGTGGCATAAGTGAAATTGCAATTGCAGTAGCAGATGCACTTGGTGCAACATACGATGATGATGGCAAACGTATTTTTGATCTTAGTGCAGCGACTACAAATACACCTGCGTACTCAGACAGTGCAAACTTTTATACAAACAGTTTATATACAGAAGCAAGTGATCCTGGCGTAGCAGGCACAAAAGAAGCAACTGTGAGACTTGGTGTAATCAAGCATGATGTTACAAACTACTCAAGTGGTTACTTCCCTGCAGGCCCAAACAGAAGTGGTGACACAGGCACACAGTACTTTACTTTTGCATTCCGTAGAACAGGTGTTGCTAACTTTGATATTAATATAACAAGTGCAGGAGTTACAGGTGTGTTTATTGCAGCACCGGGCACAGGCATAGATAACAGTAGTGGACTGAACGGCTGGTTAGATTGCAGTACAACTTACGGCGGTAGTGGACAGCCAGGCAGTGATACAGGCAATGGTGGTAACGGCAGTAATGGTTGCGCATTTACATCAGGAGATAGAATAGCAGCAAGCACTGCACTAAGCGGTGGCTATACAATGACACTGGGATCAGAAAACATGAGTAATGCTAGAAATAATGTTGTACTAGTTCGTATTGCACTAGCAAGTGGTCAAAGTGTTAGTGCATTGAGTATAGGAGAGGCTGCGTAATGGCTATTTCAGATACCCAAAAAGTTGACTACCTTTGGAAAAAACTAGGTTATGCAGCAACTAAAACTGACACCAACTCTGCAAAGAAAGCACCTAACGAAGCAATTGCATCACCACTTGTTCTTCGTGGCGATAAAGTTTTAAAACAAGCAAGTAGTATACCTGCTACATTGCCAGCGAGCAGTACAGGTGTACTGACAGTTTATCCAACTTCTGCACCAATAGAAACCACTAACGATGCAACTGCCGCTGCAAATAGAACTTGGAAAACAGGACAAACAGATTGGGTTAGTCCAGAGTTTGGCAGTACATATCAAGTTAAAGTTTATATCCACACTAGCAGTAACGCAGGATCTGCAGCCAGTGGCGGAAGTCAAGTGTTTGCTACAGGCAGTGGCAATGATGATGAATGGTTCTTTGACTATCAGAGTGGTGTGCTACACTTTATTGGTACTAATCTGCCCAATGGTATTAGTTTTAGTGGCAAAAGTGTTTACATTGCTGGTGCAAAGTACAGCGGCACATTTGGTGTTGGTGGAGACACAGGCGCATTTACGTTTACAGACAATAGATTACAAACTACAACTACAAATGAAGAAATA